ACAACAACCGCTTCAGCGTGTTCTACGACCCGCTGTTCACCATGAGCATCACGCTCAACGGGCAACTGCTGCTGTGCCTGCTGGCCGACAAGATCCTGCAGTGGACCGAGGCGCAACTGGTGCAGGTCAACACTGACGGCCTCACGGTGCGCGTGCGGCGCACGGAACTCGACGAGCTTGAGCGCGTGTGCCGGGAGTGGAGCGTGCTGACCGGGCTCAACCTTGAGCAGATGCGCTACCGGCGTATGTTTCTTCGTGACGTGAACAACTACATCGGGCAGTACGAGGATGGCACCGTCAAGCGCAAGGGTGCCTACGAGTGGAAGACCGGCTGGCACCAGAACGCCGGGGGCCTGGTGGTGCCCAAGGTGGCCGAGAAGGTGCTGGTGGACGGTGCGCCGATCCGCGAGACGGTGGAGCGCTGGCCGGATCTGCACGACTTCATGCTGCGCATCAAGGTGCCCCGCGGCAGCTATCTGCAGTGGGGCGAGCACCAGGCGCAGAACACGACAAGGTACTACGTTGCCAGAGGAGGTAAGGAGATGAACAAGTGGATGCCACCACTCGCACGCAAGCCCGGTGAGTGGCGAAAGATCGGCGTGGAGAGCGGCTGGAACGTGCAGGTGTGCAACGACATCAAGGATGCCGTGCTGCCTGTGGATTTTGACTACTACGTCGAGCAGGTTGAACGGCTCGTACTGGGATTGGCGTGATGCTTGAGAAACACATTGAGGCGAAGGTCTGCGACTACGCGAAGCAGCGCGGCCTGCTGGTCTACAAGTTCACCTCGCCCGCGCGTGCGGCGGTGCCTGATCGGCTGTTCATCCTGCCAGGCGGGCGCATGTTCTTCTGCGAGTTCAAGCGCGAGGGGCAGAAGCCCACGCCGCCCCAAGAGCGCGAGCACAAGCGGCTGAGGCAGCACAAGGTCAGCGTGTTCGTCATCGACAACGTGGACGATGGGCTGCGCACGGTGGACACGATGCTGGAGTGGTATCAGTGCTGACCCCCAACCTGCTGCACGACTACCAGAAGCGTGCGGTCAACCACCAGTGCAGCCACCAGCACTCGATGCTCTGGCTGGACATGGGGCTCGGCAAGACCGTCGTCACGCTCACGAGCATCGCGCACCTGATCAGCACGGGTTTCCTCAAGGGCGTGATCATCGTCGCCCCGATCCGCGTGATCCGGCTCGTGTGGCGCCAAGAGGCTGTGAAGTGGCAGCACACCAAGCACCTGCGCTTCAGCATGGTCACAGGCACGCGCGACCAGCGCACGCGCGCCCTGCTGCGCGAGGCCGACATCTACCTGATCAACTACGAGAACCTGAAGTGGATGGCCGAGACGCTCGATACCTACTTCGTCAGCAAGGGTAAACCGTTGCCGTTCAGCGGTATCGTGTGGGACGAGATCAGCAAGATGAAGAACAGCGCCACCGACCGGGTGAAGGCCGTGCGCCGGGTGCTCGACCACTTCCAGTGGACCACGGGCCTCACCGGCACGCCGGCCTCCAACGGGTACAAGGATCTCCACGGGCAGTACCTCGTGGTGGACAAGGGGCAGCGCCTAGGCACGAGCAAGACGGCGTTCCGCACCCGGTTCTACAAGAAGGCCGGCCCCTACAAAGAGGTGCCCTACGCCGACACCGAGGAGACGATCAAGAACCTGATCGGCGACATCACGCTGGAGATGTCGGCGGCCGACTACAACCCGTTGCCCGACCTGATCGTGAACAACATCGAGGTCGAGATGCCCGACGATCTGCGCGCTCAGTACGAGCAGATGGAGCGGGAGTTCTTCACCGTGCTCGACAGCGGCAAGGAGATCGAGGTGTTCAACAGCGCCGCGCTCACGAACAAGTGCCTGCAGTTCAGCAACGGCGCGGTGTACCCCATCGCCGGGATGCCGCTGTGGGAGCCCGTGCACGACCTCAAGCTCGACGCGCTGGAGGACATCATCGACGAGGCGCAGGGCGCTCCGGTGCTGTGCGCTTACGCCTACCGCAGCGACGCCGAGCGCATCATGGAGCGGTTCAAGGCGCTGCGCCCGATCAACCTGACCGAGTGCAAGAGCGAGGGTGCGCTGGTGGAGGCGATGCGGCGCTGGACAACGGGCGACTGTCAGTTGATGATCGGCCACCCGGCCAGCATGGGCCACGGGATCGACGGGCTGCAGAAGACCGGCCGCATCATCGTCTGGTACGGGCTGAACTGGTCGCTCGACCTGTACGATCAGATGAACGCACGCCTGCGCCGGCAAGGGCAGGGCGCCCCTGTGATCTGCCACCGCATCATGACCACCGACACGCTCGACCAAGCGCAGGCCATCGCCCTCGACGAGAAGGCCACCACGCAGCAGAGCCTGCGCACCGCGGTCAAGCGCTACCGGGAGAGCAAGCGCGCATGAAAAAGAGCCCCGGAGGCTTTCGCCACCGGGGCAACTTGGCTTTGAACCACAAGGAGGAGTGTCAGGGGAGAACTGACGCTCGTAGTGTATGACGCAATCGGTTACTGTGCAACACCCCGCGTCGGTTGACGCCTACATCCGTCACGGCTGGTCGCTCGTGCCCATCCCACCGGGCACCAAGGGGCCACGCACGAAGGGGTGGAACGAGCGAGGGGCGGCGCTGCGCTCGCAGGCTGATCTGCCACCCGGCCATGGCATCGGGCTGGCCCACGCCTACAGCGGCACGATGGCGCTCGACATTGACGACTGGTCAATGGCTACCACGATGCTAGGGCTTGCGGGGATCGATCTGCAGGCGCTCTACGACGCCCCCGATGCCGTCATCGTGGACAGTGGGCGGCAGGGCCACGGGAAGCTGCTCTACGCGATGCCGTTCGGCCTGGCGCTGCCCTCGAAGAAACTCATGGTGGACATTGACGGAAAGGGGTTCAACTACCTCGATTTCCGATGCGCCACAAGTGACGGCCTGACGATGCAGGACGTGCTGCCCCCGAGCATCCACCCCGACACCCGGCAGCCGTACCGCTGGGCCGGCCGTGGCCACTGGACCCGGCTGCCGATGGTGCCGATGCCCCTGCTCGACCTCTGGCGCGCGATGCTCGTGGAGCCCGAGTCCTCGCCCAGCAGCGCGCCGACCTCGGCGCAGTGGGACGAGGTGCGCGACGCGCTGCGCTACATCTCGCCCGACTGTGGGCGCGAGGAGTGGGTCACGGTGGGCATGGCGCTGCATCACGCCGCGGCGGCCGAGGGGAACCTCGACGCCGGTCTGGCGCTGTGGGACGAGTGGTCAAGCAAGAGCGCGACGAAGTACCCCGGCGAGCGCGCCGTGGCGCAGCAGTGGCGCTCGTTCCGTGCCGACAAGGCCACGGCGGTCAAACTGGGCAGCCTATACCACCTCGCGCAGCAGGGCGGCTGGGTGCGCCCGCAGCCCGACGTATCGGCCCTGTTCAAGCCCGCGTCCGAGCTGACCGCGCCCGAGGTGCTGCTCGAGGCTGGGCGCCTGCCGGTGCCCGTGATGCGCATGCAGTGGTGGCCGCAGCCCCTGGCCGACCGGGCGGCCGAGGTGAGCGAGCACATCGGGTGTGACCCCATCGTGCCCCTGTTCAGCGGCCTGGCTGCTGTCGCCGGGGCCATCGACGCACGCACCCGGCTGCGGCTCATGGAGGGCTACGAGGTGCCTCCCGTGATCTGGCTGATGACCATCGGCTCGCCGGCCGACAAGAAGACCCCCGGCGCCTCGCCCATGATCGAGCCCCTGCACGCCATCGAGGCCGAGGATCTGCCGGCCTACCGTGCCCGCCTGCTGGCCTGGGAGGGCCTGGAGGCCATGCACGCGGTGCGCAAAAAGTCCTTCCTCGACGCCGCATCGTCGGCCGATGTGACGACCAACACCCTGCTGCCCGAGGTGCCGGATCTCCCGCCCCAGCCGCAGCCGCTGCGCATCAAGGTCAGCGACATCACGTCGCAGAAACTCGTGCGCTATGCGGCCGACCGTCCGCGGGGCCTGCTGTGCTACCTCGACGAGATGGCCGCCTGGACGAAGAAAATGTCCGACCGCATGAGCGGGGAGGACCGCTCGACCTGGGTGCAGGCATACGAGGCGCGCCGGTACGAGTATGACCGGGTGAGCGGGGGCGCGATCATCGCCGAGTGCATGGCGGTGTCGGTGTACGGCAACATCCAGCCGCTGGTCTATCAGTCGGCCGTCGAGGCTCTGGCGACCGATGGCCTGCTGCAGCGGTTCATCCCGGGCGTGCTGAACTCCCGGCTCACGAGGCGCGGAGAGCCCCGGCGGCCGGCTCATGCGGCCTCGTGGGAGCACCTGGTGCGCCTGGTGTACGCGCTGCCCGCTCAGACCTACACGCTGGCCCCCGAGGCGTTTGAGCGGTTCCGGCAGTGGCAATTGTGGTTCGAGCAGAGCAAGCGCGATGAAGTGATGCTGGAGGCGGATCCGGCGTTCCTGACAGCCTACGGGAAGTTGGAGGGGACCGCGGCACGCCTGGCGCTCCTGTTCCACGTCATGCTCGACCCCTTCTCGCCGAGCGTGCCCCTGTCCACGCTGGAGCGTGCGCTCGACCTCGTGCGCTGCTACGTTATCCCCTCGCTGCGCTACACGCTGGCCGAGGTGGCCGGCGAGAGCATGGAGCAGTGGGTGCAGGGCTGGCTGCTGTATCACGCCGATGGGCGGGAGAGCGTGACCCTCTCGGACATCAAGCGAGGCGCGCGGCGCCGGCTCGACCGGGTACAGAGCATATGGGTGCAGGACCGCATGGTCATCGGCGCCATGCAGGAGCTGGAGACGGCCGGGTGGGTGGTGCGGGTGGACGATGGGTCACGGGAGCACCTGCATCAGGCCGAGTGGAAGATCAATCCCGCGCTCGTGGGTGCGTTCAAGACCCAGCGGCGCGAGATCATCAAGGCCCGTCAGCGGCAGGAGGACGAGCGCCGCCGCATCGCTCAGCTTGAGCGGCGCATCGTGAAGGGCTACACGCCCGACATGGAGGCGGAGGGCGACGGGGAGCAGGCGGCGGCCTGATCCTCGTCCTCAGGGCCGTCGATCGACTCCACCGGCTCCTCGTCCTCGTCATCATCCCACTCGATCCCCGGCCCGCGGGGATCGTTCGCATGGCCCGAGTAGGCGCCCCATGACGGGGCATCCCCGGGCCCGTAGCTGGTCCAGCGGCTCATGCTCGCTTCTCCGGCAGCAGCCGCGCGTGAATGTCGGGCGCCAGAGCCTCGACCACCCCGAGCACGTCCAGCAGCCGCTCAACAGCGGCCGGCGGTGAGCGCATCCCATCGTGCCAGTGGCGCCACGTCGCCAACGGGACGCCGAGATACGCGGCGGCCTGGCCGGGGGTCAGCCCGAGGCGCTCACGCAGAGCCCTCAGCCGCAGGGCCGCGTCAGTGTCCCGGCGGGGGATGGTGCGGGGGCGGCCGGGGCCGCGTGCGGGCGGGGCAGGGTTCGAGGGTGTGTTCGAGGATTGTTCCATTTTGTCCATCTCATAAGTCCAGTGCGATAAGTATACATGCCGCGATTAGTGCGGCGAGAAGTGCCCAGATCAATCTAGGCTCCCAGTTGATAGAAGAGCAGCAGCGCCAGCGCCGTGCCGATGGCGCATGCGAGGGCCACGTCGGGCCATGTAGTGCGGGGGCGGCTCATGCTTGCCCCTTAGCTGCGGCAAGTTGACTGCCATAGGACGGGCTGGGCGCGTCCTCACGGCGCCCCCAATACCAATCTAACCACGGGCCGAGATCCGGCCCGACAAACCCGCTCCGGGCGTATTCCCGGGCTTGGGCACTGGCCCAACCGTCGCCCATACGCTGGGCGATGCCGGCGAGCTTGCGCCCAGTGCGGGCGCGGGCGTAGAAAGATGTATTGTTCATGGCTCAGGCTCCATTCATTGAACAACGACAAGGGCGCCGCGGCCGCCGCTACGCTGGGCGCCACACCAGCCGGCGCCGATGCTGGCGACGCGGTCGTCGGTGATGCGCGCCTCGATGTACTGGATTTTGCAGGTGTAGCGGTAGCTATTCGGGACGAAACCCGCTGCAGCGTAGACCCTCACGCGGTTCTGAGCGCACGCGGCCTCGCGCAGGGCGCGCAGCTGGGGGCGAAGATGGAAAAGAATTGTCAATCTCCTCAGTAGGGCGCCGGCGCGGCCGGCAGGGGTGGCCTGGGCGCGCGCACGGGCCGCGCGTCCGGGGGTAGGGAGGGGTAATGCAAGGGCACGGGCGGGAAGGGCCACGAGGGGCCTGCTGGGGGCTTAGGGGCGCTCATAACATGCCCCTTTCTGCGAAGCTGGTGACAGTAGCGCCGACGACGAGATGATCGAGCACGCGGACATCTACGAGCGATAGTGCAGACTTCAGGGCTTGCGTCAGCAACTCATCGGCCCGGGACGGATCGGAAGAGCCGGACGGGTGGTTGTGGGCAAACACAACGGCGCCGGCGTTGAGTGCAAGGGCCCGCCGCACCACCTCACGCGGGTAGACCGACGTTTGCGAGAGCGTGCCTCTAAAGAGGGTTTCGCATGCGATCAAGCGATGCGACGAATCAAGAAACAGGCACGCAAATTCCTCCCGGCCATCGGCGGTAGCTTGCGCGAAGTAGATGCGCACATAGTCTTTCACGCGTGCCGGGCTGTCGAACACCGGACCGGTGCGGATGCGCGCATCGAGGATGCGCAGAGCATGTGCGACGATGGCATCGTCATCGGCCGGGTTTGCGACGTAGCTGGGAGGGTCGATCGAGTGGGCGGATGTCATGATGCGGTCTCCGGGTTAGGCTTCGAGGGTGACGGTAACCGCGAGACGGTCGCTAATGCGACCGTCTCGGTTTAGGTCGTCAACGAAACACGAGAAGGCTTGCCGCATGGCAGGCTTATCGGTGCGATACGCCGGCACGTCGGCGCAGCGGGCACGCCAGAAGGCGCGGAAGGCGCGGCGCACGTCACGGGCGCGGGTGATGCGGTTCATGGTACAGACTCCGGGTTAGGCCAGATCGGTGCGCACGCGCGTAACGTCGCCGTGCGCATCATCGTCCCATTCGGTGATAAAGGCGCAGGTGGCGCCGCTGCGGGAATCGTAGCGATCGCATCCAACCGAGCGGAATCCGAGGCCGGATTCCCGGTTTATCCGAATGAGGGCGCCGCGCGGCGATGACGCGCGCACCTTGTGCCGCGTCACCCATGAGTAATTAGCCTCGCCGCCGAAAGTGTCTGTGATCTCAATGAAATAGTGGGTCATGCTCTCTCTCCGTGTGGTTATGGGTCTGGTGCGAGACGCACCCCATAGGCGCCCGCACAGGGCGCCTAGGCGGGTGGATCAGGAAAGATTGGTGATAGTGGCCGCATCGGTGCGCGCGCGGCCCTCACGCTTGGCAAGGGCGAAAGCGATGCGTTGGGCATCGTCTGCGCTCGGGGCGTCAACGTGGAATGTCCATCCGGGCATGTCGTGAAGGTTGACCCGGTAGCCTGCAGTCACGCCGACAAGAGCAGCGGCGATGTCAGGTGATACGTGGATTGTGCGATTGTGGGCAATGGCGTGCATGGTGTCAGTCTCCGGGTTTGTGCACAGCGGGATGCGATGCAATGGGTGGATTGTGCACGAGACCAAAGCCCAAGTAAAGCGCAGGGGTGTTAGCGCACCGGACTATTAAGTTTCCACGTGAGCACGGCCGCGTCTCGCTCCTCGCGGGTTGCGAAGTAACCCAAGTGCCTTGTCTTGAGCCCGTCCCATACGACGGCTCGATAGGCTTTCACCGGCTTGTCCCATGAGCCCGTGAGCAGGTAGCGCATGAGGCTAGCAGCGGAGACGATGCGCCCCTCCCATGCGATGCGCTGAGGGGCGCGAGTGTTCTGCGCGTGCGCCTTGCCCGCTTTGTCGTGTGCTTCCCGCTTCGCCCATAGGATGCCATCCTTCACATAATAGGTGGGATCTCCCCATGCGAGACGGTCGACCCGGGCGCGAGCGAGGGGGGCAGGGGCAGGCGCGGGCATGGCTTGTCTCTGGTGCTTTGCGATGACGGATTCGAGCTCGGATTCTGTCCATGTGTCGTAGAAGCCCTCACCGAGGATATCGGCGATGTGATCTTCTAGCTGCTCGCGGGGAGAGAGGTCGAGGGGGTAGCGCATGGCATGGGCTCCGGTGAGTGAATGGTGCGAGGGATTGTAGCAGGCTTACTGTCTTACCGCTTACCGTCTTACCTGTGTCCCTGTGACTAGCGGGAGAGGGGGTAACCCTTCGTGTTGCACTGCAACATATCAGTTCTTTGGGTGAAACGTAAAGGCAGCAGGACGCAGGTAAGACGGTAAGCAGTAAGAGCGAGGGTAAACGGTAAGGCTTGGCACCCTATCGCACAAACCCCGGACCCTTGGACCCTCGCGCCCCCGCATCCCCGCACCAGTGCACCAATACCACGGGATGCAGGGTTGGTGCACCAGGGCGCACGGGGCGCAGGGGTCCGGGGGATTGGTGCACCAGGGGCACAGCGCTGCAGCGGCGCAGCGGGCAGGGCCGCAGCGCCAGGGCAGCTGGGGGCCGGCGGGGGCGGGGGGGCGGGGGTACCCATCGACGCGGCTGGGGCAGGTGTCAAAAACGGAAGTACCGCCTCCCCATTTTCAAATTTTTATTTTTTAGTTGCACCAATTACCCACGCACCAATCACTCCCCGCACCAATCACCCAACTTGCACCCGCAAACACCCGTGATACACTTGCGGCGTGGAACAGAGCACCACCATCGAACTCGTACCGGACTGGCTCACCACCAGCCCAACCCAGCCCACGCAGGCCGTGCAGGCGCAGCGTCGCAGGGTCACGAAGGAGTTGCTGCTCACCACCTTCGAGCAGACCTTCGAGCGTGTCCTGACCGAGATGGCCAAGGGGCGCACGCTCAAGTCGGTCATCGTCGAAGATGTGCGCGACCTCGACTACGACGCCTTCTGGCGCTGGATCAAGCAGGATTCCATGCGCTACGAGCGGTACAAGGAGGCGAAGGAACTGCGCACGGAGTGGTGGGCGGGCAGAATCATCGAGATCGCCGAGGCCGAGGACAGCATCGAGGACGTGGCCAGGTCAAAGCTCAAGATCGACACCTACAAGTGGCTCATGGGCGCCGACAACCGCAAGCAATACGGCGACACCAAGCAGATTGAGGTCAACCAGTCAATCAGCATCATCTCGGCCCTTGAGCAGGCGAACAGTCGCATCGCACACCCGTCGAACACACCCCTCGTCGAGGAGGTGACTGACCTCATCGAACACACCCCTGACCCCTCGGACAACCCCGAGGACGCCCCCTGATGCCCGCGCAGCGACCGCGTTACGCGCCGGCCGAGGAGGAGATGCTGATGGCTCAGTTGTGGAGCCCTCACGTCGCCGACGACCCCGAGACGTTCGTCATGTTCGCGTTCCCGTGGGGGCAGAAGAACACCCCACTCGAACACTTCACCGGCCCACGCGCCTGGCAGCGCGACGTGCTGCGCACCATCGCCAAGCACATCCGGGAGAACCGCTCCCCAGACGCCGTGCTGCAGGCCATGCGCATGGCCATCGCCTCGGGGCGGGGGATCGGGAAGAGCGCACTCGTCAGTTGGCTCGTGCTGTGGATGCTCTCCACTCGCATCGGTTCAAGCGTCATCGTCAGCGCCAACGGCGAGCCGCAGCTACGCTCGGTCACCTGGGGCGAGTTGACCAAGTGGTGCGCGATGGTCATCAACTCGCACTGGTGGGAGGTCAGCGCCACGAAGCTCACGCCGGCCGCGTGGCTCACCGAACTCGTTGAGCGGGATCTGAAGAAGGGCCCGCGCTACTGGGGCGCCGAGGGGAAGCTCTGGTCCGAGGAGAACCCGGACGCCTATGCCGGCGTCCACAACCACGACGGCATGATGGTCATCTTCGACGAGGCCAGCGGCATCCCCGACGCCATCTGGTCCGTCGCCGCGGGCTTTTTCACCGAGCCCATTGTCGATCGCTACTGGCTCGCGTTCAGCAACCCTCGCCGCAACACGGGGTACTTCTACGAGTGCTTCCACGCCAAGCGCGACTTCTGGACCACCCGGCAGATCGACTCCCGTTCGGTCGAGGACACGGACAAGGGGGTCTACGAGCAGATCATCGCCGAGCACGGCGAGGACAGCCGCCAGGCGCGCGTCGAGGTCTACGGGGAGTTCCCGAGCCAGGGTGACGACCAGTTCATCTCGCCCACACTCGTCGATCAGGCGATGAGCAGAGAGCCGCTGCGCGACCTGAGCGCACCCATCGTCATCGGCGTAGACCCGGCGCGCAGCGGGGCCGACAGCACGGTCATCGCCGTGCGCCAGGGGCGTAGCCTCATCGCACTGCGGCGGTACAAGGGCGACGACACCATGACCGTCGTCGGGCACGTCATCCAAGCCATCGAGGAGTTCCGGCCGGCGCTGACCATGATCGACGAGGGTGGGCTGGGCTACGGTATCCTTGACCGACTGACCGAACAGCGGTATAAGGTGCGCGGCGTGAACTTCGGCTGGAAGTCCACGAAGCCCGTCATGTGGGGCAACCGGCGCGCGGAGCTATGGGGCGCGCTCAAGGACTGGCTCAAGACCGCCAGCCTGCCACAGGACAAACAGCTTCGTGACGACCTGATCGGCCCACGCACCAAGCCCGACTCGTCGGGCAAGATCTTTCTGGAGTCGAAGAAGGACATGAAGGCCCGTGGGCTGGCGTCCCCTGACGCCGCAGACGCCATCGCCGTGACGTTCGCGTTCCCGGTGAGCAGCGACGTCGGCAGCGCCTTCTTCGGCACGGTTTCCAAGTTCTCCGCGCTGCCGACCCGCCACCACTGGTCCGCTGCCGGCCACTGAGGCACATCATGGCACGACCAACCACTCAGCAACGACTGGCCGACGTACACCAGGAGGCGATGCGCGAGTTCGACAACATCCAGTCGGCCTTGCGCGACGAGCGGCTGCAGTGCCTGCAGGATCGCCGGTTCTACTCCATCGCCGGGGCGCAGTGGGAAGGGCCGTTGGGCGCGCAGTTCGAGAACAAGCCCAAGATGGAGGTCAACAAGATTGCGCTGGCCGTCCAGCGCATCTTCTCCGAGTACCGGTCGAACCGGGTAACCGTGGACTTTGTGTCCAAGGAGGGCAAGGAGTACGACAGCCTGGCCGATGCCTGCGACCAGTTGTTCCGGGCCGACGAACAGGACTCCAACGCCGAGGAGGCATACGACAACGCCTTCGAGGAGGCGGTGGGCGGCGGGTTCGGCGCGTTCCGGCTGCGCACGGTCTACGAGAACGAAGAGGACGACGAGGACGAGAAGCAGCGCGTCAGGATCGAGCCGATCTTCGACGCAGACAGCAGCGTGTTCTTCGACCTCCAGGCCAAGAGGCAGGACAAGGCCGACGCGACGAAGTGCTTCGTGCTGACCAGCATGACCCGCGACGCCTACAAGGCCGAGTACGGCGACGACCCGGCGACGTGGCCCAAGGAGATCCACCAGTACGAGTTCGACTGGCTCACGCCCGACGTGGTGTACGTCGCGGCATACTACTGCGTCGAGATGGTGCCCGACACCGTGCGCGTCTTCAGGAGCCTCGACGGCGAGGAGGAGCGCTACCGGGACAGCGAACTCGACGACGAGAAACTGGCCGAACTGACCGCTATCGGCAGCGTCGAGGTGCGTCAGAAGCGCATCAAGGTGCGCAAGGTGCACAAGTACGTCCTCAGCGGCGCGAAGGTGCTGGAGGACTCGGGCTACATCGTCGGCAAGCACATCCCGATCATCCCGGTCTACGGCAAGCGGTGGTTCGTGGACAACGTGGAGCGGTGCTGCGGCCATGTGCGCCTGGCCAAGGACGCGCAGCGGCTCAAGAACATGCAGTTGTCCAAGATGGCCGAGATCGCCGCTCTGTCGAGCGTCGAGAAGCCCATTCTGACCCCCGAGCAGGTCGCCGGCCACCAGGTCATGTGGCAGGACGACAACCTGCGCAACTACCCGTACCTGCTGATCAACCCGATCAGCGGCCCGGACGGCTCCACGCAGGTCGCGGGGCCGGTGGCGTACACCAAGAGCCCGAACCTGCCGCCTGCAATGGCCGCGCTGCTGCAGATCACCGACGTGGACATCAAGGAGGTTTTGGGCAACCAGGAGCAGGGCGACAAGATCGTCGCCAACGTCAGCGGCAAGGCCGTGCAGATGGTCCAGCAGCGGCTGGACATGCAGTCGTTCATCTACGTCTCGAACTACGCCAAGGCCAAGTTT